TAATGAAATAATTGAATTTGCAGTTGTAAAATTAATACCACCAACTGTTGATAATAATTTAATTGCAACATCACTTATTCCTGTTCCATTTGTTACAGTAATAGTTTCATCACTATTAGTAGTATCATCAAATACCATACTTACATTATCTGCTGTATTTTTAATAGTATAAGTTTTATTATATTGATTAATTATATCACCATCAGTTTCTAATGATATAACTGAATTTGCAGTAGTAAAATTAATTCCACCAACTGTTGATAATAATTTAATTGCTATATCACTTATTCCTGTTGTATTTGTTATAGTAATAGTTTCATCACTATTAGTAGTATCATTAAATATCATACTTACATTATCTGCAACATTTTTAATAGTATAAGTTTTATTATTTTGATATTGATTAAACATTGAACCATCACTATTAATTTGTAACCAAGCATTGTTATTTAACATTCTTAAACCACCTGATGAATGTATTCTTATTGAATCTTCAACATTTTCAGTAGAGTTTATATTAACTGATGAACCATTAGCTGTTATATCTATATCTTCATTAGATGTTGCACCAGAAGCAATTATATCTATACCACCTCTAGTAGCTTCAATAGTTATAGCATCAGCAACATTTTCTGTGGATTTAATATTTATAGATGAACCTGTCGCAGTAATATCAATATCTTCACCAGCACTTGCATCACTCGCACTTATATCAATACCACCAAAAGCAGCTTCAATAGTTATGGCATCAGAAACATTTTCAGTAGCTTTAATATTAACAGAAGAACCATTTGCTATAATATCAATATCTTCTTCTGCTGAACTAAATGTAGTAAACATATTAATTCCTCCATTAACAGCATTAATATTTATTGCACCTTCAATATTTTTTATTGATGTAAGTGTAATTGTATCAGTTGAATTTAAATTAAAATCAACAGTTTTTATATCTGTTGTAACTCTTGTAGTATTACCTATTAATATATTACTACCAGAATCTATTGTAATATTTTCACTTGAATTTATATCCAAGGTAGTAGTATTAATAGATGTAGATATTGGAGTTGTTCCACCAATATTGATATTTGTTGCTGAATCTAAAGTAAAATTTCCACTACAATCAATATCTAATATTGATGTATTAAAATCAATAGGAACATTAGCATTTGTTCCAATATTAATACCACTTTCAGCATCAATATCTAATACTCCATCAGTATCAATATCAATTTTACATAATCCACTACCTATATTACTTCCAGAAATAGTTAAAATTTTATTATTAGAATCATTTGCTGTTAATGTCAAATTTGTATTATCACTTGAATCAATATATAAAGTTGAAGCATCAATATTAATTGGTTTATCCTGAAGAGTTCCTATATCAATTTTTGTATTTGAATCTATAGATACTCCTGTTTCACCTTTTAAAATTAAATTAGCTGCATTACTATTGACAGTAAAATCTCCTATTGTTGTTTTAAACTCTGAACTGTTTACCGCAGTTATATTTATATATGAATTAGAGTCCATAGTAATTTCTTGTGTAATATCAAAATTTAATAATCCTGTTGTATTTATATCAATACCACCAGCTCCTGTAATCAAATCCATACCACCATTATTATGTGATGATTTAATTACATTAGCATCAAATCCATTATATGCTGATTCAATACTATTTTTTCCAAAAGCATCAATTTGAATACCACCAATTATACTTTCTAATTTTATTGCATTATTACCAGTTCCTGTTGCATTTGTTATAGTTATAGTTTCATCACTATTAGTAGTATCATCAAATACCATACTTACATTATTTGCTGTATTCTTAATAGTATAACTTTTATTGTTTTGATATTGATTAATTATATCACCATCTGTTTCTAATGAAATAATTGAATTTGCAGTAGTAAAATTAATACCACCAACAGTTGATAATAATTTAATTGCAATATCACTTGTTCCTGTTGCATTTGTTACAGTAATAGTTTCATCACTATTAGTAGTATCATCAAGTACCATACTTACATTATTTGCTGTATTCTTAATAGTATAACTTTTATTGTTTTGATATTGATTAATTATATCACCATCTGTTTCTAATGAAATAATTGAATTTGAAGTTGTAAAGTTAATACCACCAACAGTTGATAATAATTTAATTGCAATATCACTTGTTCCTGTTGCATTTGTTACAGTAATAGTTTCATCACTATTAGTAGTATCATCAAATACCATATTTACATTATTTGCGGAATTCTTAATAGTATAACTTTTATTATCATGATACTGATTAATTATATTACCTTCTGTTTTTACAGTAAAATTATTACCAGAATATAATGATAAATTAGTTCCATCTCCTGAAATATATTCATTACCTTTATCATAAAAATATAAAGTTTTAAATAATGAATCACCTATATCTCCACTAAAAATTTCATTATTATTTATAATATCTGGTTTATGCGTAAATAATTTTAAACTATTATCATAACCTATAAAACCTGTTTTAGTAAAACTACTATTTGTTTCTAATAATATAGCTACTGATAAACCAGTATGTTTATTATTAACTGTATCTTCCTGTGGATATACTCTTACATATCTTGCATTATAATTATTTTTAAAATATACTTCTGTATTAACATCTACATTCAAATTATTATTAGGTGTAAAAATTGTAAAATCATTATCATTTAATGCTAAGGAAAATAATATTCCATCTGCACTATACTGAACTTTAAAATGTTTAACATATTGTGGTCCTGAACTAATAGTTTTACCTCTGGTAACAAGACCTTTAATACTTTTAATACTTCCTAAATCTAATTGTAAATAATAAACACTATCTTGAAATGGTAAAAAATCGTCATTTGAGTAAGTCCAACCATCTTGTGTATTATTTGATAATTGTGATGTTGTATTTATAGATGTTCCATTATAAGTTCTATTTGCTTCATCAACATCTAAAACATTATCAAATAAATTATATATAAATTCAATACCTCTATCTTTACTATCTACTGTAGATATAAAACTTAATAATGCACCATTAGTAATAGTCATTGGATCACTAATAACAAGATTTTTACCATTAATACTTGATACAGTAGTTGTATTATTTATTATTCCTTCACCTAAAACTATATCACCAACATTGACTTTACTATTTTCATTAATAATTGTTATATATGTATCATTTGTAACATCACCATCAACAAAAACTGTTGTAGCACCTAATGTATATACAGGATCTTCTATTTGTACAACATCTGTATTAGTTATATTTCTTGTTCCATGGACATCTAAATCATTTAATACAGTTAAATTATTAACATATATTTTTTTTTTTACAGATAATCCACCTTCAATTATAACAGCACCTGTATTTATATTATCCGATTCTGTAGTATCATAAATATGTTGTTGTCCTGTATTTAATTTTGCTAAATAATTTATATCAGTAAATTGTGATGCCTGTAAATTTTCCTTTAAATTATTAGCAGTTTCATCATCTATATTTTCCATTAATGAAAAAGTATTATTTATATCTTGTCCTCTAACTAAACCTGTAAATTTAAATTGATTACTTTCACCATGTCTTGCTAAAAATCCTGACAAATTTGTATCACTACTTGAATTTTGATTTAAACCTAATACAATTAAAGGATCATCTGTCATAAATTCTGTCACATTCATTTTTGATACATCACCTAAAACAGATAAATTACCTTTAATATTAACATTACTACCTACCCATAAATCTTTTCCAACATATAAACCACCTTTTGTTTTAATTGAACCTGTTCCATCTTCTAAAGCATCTGTTGTATTTTCTGAATTAACTATACCATCACTTGTAATATCAAAAAATTTTTTATCTGGTATATAATATAATTTTATTCCTGTACTTTGAGGATAACTATTTGAATTCATAGCTTCATTTATTGTTATTTTGTAAAATTTAAATTTTATAGAATTATTAATATTTTTTTCAATAACATTAGAATTTGTAGTCCAATCATTTAATTCTAAATTACTTACAGAGTCTAAATTTCCAGACCAACTAATTAAATCATTTGAACCTTTAATATCCCAACTTTTAAATGTATGATTATTAAAATCATTTGTCTCAGCAGAATTAATACTATATTTATTTATTATTACAGCACTTCCAAAATTAATTATAATATCTTCAGGACCACTTGATGTTGCTTCCCAGTGGGTTGTATTATTTCCATCAAATAAATTATTAATTTGTGATATTTTATTCCCATAAACATCAAAATTATATATTGATGCTCCTGATGATATTCTAATATCATTTAAAAATAATTGTGATTGCACATTATGATTTACATGAGTTATTTCTAATAATAACCATTTAAATATATCATTATCAAAACTTCCATTAAATTTGTCACTAAATATTTTATAAGAACTATCATAATTATAATACTTATTATCAATAATTGCATTATTCTCATCTACTTCGTGTAATACTTTAATGTAATTACTATTAACTACATTATTACTATCGTATACAAGAGGTATATCAGTCCATAATTGTCCTGATCCAATTTTACTTCCATTATTAATACCATAAATTTTAAATATTGATGGAGATTTTGATATATTAGATGATGATACTATAAAAGAAAACATATCATTTGTAGTTAATGTTTTACCAATAATACTTATTTCATTATTATACCAAGTACTATTATTATAAATCTCTGTTATTTCTGTTTGATTTAAAATTTTTTCAGTAAAAAATGTAATATTTTTATATAAACCATTAAAATTAAAATCATTACGTGGAACAGCACGCCCAAATGTGTATCCATGGACACCACTATCAATAATATTGTCTGTGTGATGATCACTAAAATTATGTATTTCTACACCATCTAAATAACTTTTTAAATTTGAACCATCTCTAACTAATATAAAATTATATGTTGTATTCAAATTTAAACTTTGAACTGCTGACATACCATCAATTCCACTATTATCTTGTTTATAATATAATATTTTTATTTTATTATCACTCATAATATATACAGAAAGACTACGAGATCCAATATTATAACCTAAATTTAATATACAATGATGTGCATTATTAGGTATTGATAATATTTCAAAAGTTATTGATATACTAAAATTTTGACTTAATTCAAAATATGGAATTTTAATATAAGAACCATTATCTGTTATAACACCATTTACTGTTTGAGTTGTTGTCGTATAATCTATAGAATTATTATACCAACTTGAATTATTATATATTTCTGCAATCTGTATTTTCATTAAAGATTTTTTTGGAAAAAAACTAATATTTTTATATATACCTGATAATGTTCTATCAGTAACACTTTCATTTGATGGAGATACTGTATAACCAAGTGTGTAACCATCAGCTACATCAGCATTAAATATATAATTTGTAATAGTATTAATACTTATTAAATTTCCATTCCAATATGTTTTAATTTCTGTATTATTTCTAACTAATGTTATATTAAAAAAATCAGTGCTATTTATAGAATTAGTTTTAAAATTATCAATATAAGTGTCAAAATTATTTGCTCCTGGTTGTTCTTCGGTACCTGTACTATATCCATTTGGACCTGTCCGAACACCTATTAGATATCTATTATTATTATACCATCTTATATGCATTTGTAATCCTTCTCTAGTATTTCCAGGTGGATTTAAACTTAAAATTGTTTTAGAATTATTATCTATGACTGATATATCTGTAATTTTTAAATCAAATGATATACTGAAATTTAATCCTAATTCAAATGTTGGAATTTTAATATATGAATTATTTGCTCCTATAAGTTCTACTCCATCATTTTCAAGTGTAGCACCATTTTCTAAACTATAACTTAAATTTCCAAAATTATTATTTGTATCCGAAAAATCTAAATGTAAATCATTATTATCTTTTATAATTGATGCCCCTCCAAAATTATTATTATTATTTATAAAATCAAAATATGCTGTTTCATTATCTTTTACTATTATACCATTTACATTTAATGGCATTAATATTAAATGTTTTCTTTGACTTGTTGCTCTTGTATTATAATTAGTTGCTCCTATTCCTTGAACCCATTCTGTTGTATAAAAATTATTTGTATAATCTCCATCAACTAAATTACTAATATTATTATAATCTATTTTCCACCACGCATTAGCATTACCACTATATGAGTTAAAAGAGTACAACTTTTTATCCAAAGGTATTAATTTATTATTAAATGGTATTGATACATCTGTATTTGTATCTGTATAATATAATGATGAATTACCTCTTAAATCTTCTCCATTTAATAAATTATTTTTTATTAAAACATCATCACTAGCTGATTGTTTTATTATAGCAAAATCCTTACCTAAATTTATTGATTTTGCTACTCCTAATCCACCTGCTAAAACAAATGCTCCTGTTTGAGGATTAATACTTTCATCAACTGATGAAGACGATAATGCACCTGATACTATAAAATTATTAGTTGTAAGTAAATTTACTACATCCAATATACCAGTTGAATCTAATGTCATTAAATTATTATTATTACTATCAATAATTTTAAGAGCATTTGTTGTATTATCATTACCAAATGATTTTATAACTAATTTTGTACTTGAATCATTTTCTATTCCAGTTAAATCATCTGATAAACAAAAACTTGTATTTTGATTATTTTCATTATAAAACATTGTAAAAGGGTTTTTTATTCGTTCAAGATTACTTAAATTAATTACTGAAATACAACCTTTAGAATCATTTCCTGAGGTATTATCAATTTCATTTAAAGAAAATGCATAATTATTACTCATTATATTAATATAATAATAGATAATTTATATTTTTTAATTTCATATATTTCATATAATTGAGTTAAATTATTTAAGAAATTATTAATTATAATTTATAATGAAATATTTTGATCAATATATTGAAACTAATTCCAATAATATTATAACTTTATCAACTTATAATTCAAAAACATTTTTTAATAAAGAAGATGATACACAAATCGTACAAACAAATCGTAATATTTATGGAGATAAAGTTATTATTGATGATAATAAAGTTTTAGATGTTATTGAAAGATCTAAAGATAAAATTGTAGGTATTTTATATTGCAATAAAGATACTACATATAATATCAATTCAAAAGGAAATAAAACCTTTTTATTTAAACCATTAGATAAAAAATATGGAGAATTTATTTGTAGTACCAGTTTTAAGGAAAAAAAAAAAATTTATGTAGTCATAGAATTCTTACACTGGAAAATTGATAGTAAAATTCCAACTGGAAATATAGTTCAATTAATAGGTTCATTAGGAATTATTCAAAATGAACAAGAAGCATTATTATATAAATATAATTTAAAACATAAAAATTTAAAACCAATAAAAGAAAATCTTGAATATCATAAAAAACAAATTTTAGATATTCAAAATCAAAATACCATCTATAATGCCTTTAGTATCGACCCGGAAGGATGTCTTGACATAGATGATGCTTTTTCTATACAAAAATATGTTGATTATTATACAATTTGCATACATATTGCAGATCTCAGTTCTTTTATAAATAATTATCAATTATATTTAAATAAACCATCCAGTATTTACCTTCCAGATAAAGTAATTAATATGATAGATAGAGAGTATTCAAATAATATAGTTTCACTTTTAGAAAAAACAAAACGTCACTCATTATCAGTAATTTTCTATTTTAATTATAACAACGACATTATAAAAACACATTTTAAGGAATTAATAATTGATATTAAAAAAAATTATAATTATGATGAAGCTGATTTAATTATTAAGGAAAATAATATTGACTCTAACAACCAAATAAATTTAGATTTAATAAATTTATATAAATTATCTCAAAAAATTTTTAATGAGGATATAAATGATACTCATATTCTTGTAGAAAAATGGATGATAAAAACTAATATGGAAGTAGGTAAAACTCTTTATAATTATGATAAAAAAAATACTATTTTAAGAACACATCATTTAAAAGATATTTATTTTGATTATGATAAGTATATAGTACCTAATAATGACTTATTAAAAGAACACTTAAAATTCAAAACATATAATAGTGCTAAATATGTTGTCAATACTCATGATACTTATCATTATGGATTAGGTATTGAAATGTATTCTCATTTTACATCACCTATTAGACGACTTCCTGATTTATTAACACATATTCAATTGAAAAAATTAATACATAAAAAACAATTTTTAGAAATTACACAGGAAACAATCGATAAAATTAATTCTTTTAATAAACGATTAAAATCTTTAAAATTTGACCTTGATAAACTTAATATTATTCAACAAATACAACAAACAGATTTTCATATAACCGAAGCATATATTATTGCTTTTAATAAATCATTTATTAATATTTTTATACCAGAATTTAAAGCTGAATACTTCATAAATTTATATAATTTTAAATTAAAAAATTTAATTGAATCTGAAATTTTTAATGATAAAATTATTTTGAAATACCAAAATCAAAAACTTCAATTAAATTTATTTGATAAATTAAAATTACGTTTATCTACATTACTGAAAGAAGATTTTTTATTCAAAAAATTAAAAATTAAAATTATTGAACCACTAATTGAATTTATATAATTACATTATTGCATATTTAACATTATTGCATATTTAACATTATTGCATATTTAACATTATTGCATATTTAACATTAAATGTTATAAAATATTATTGCATATTTAACATTATTGCATATTTAACATTATTGCATATTTAACATTATTGCATATTTAACATTATTGCATATTTAACATTATTGCATATTTAACATTATTGCATATTTAACATTAAATGTTATAAAATATTATTGCATATTTAACATTATTGCATATTTAACATTAAATGTTATAAAATATTATTGCATATTTAA